ATATTCTTCAATCATCTCCTTGTTAAATTTGATGATATCTTTCATATCTTCTATCAATATCTCCAACTGCTTAATCTCATACTCTGCTTCTTTAACTTTCTGTTCTCTAACTTTCTTGTCTTTCTCTTTTAAATATCGTGGTATGAGTGTTTCCTTATGATATCTCATATCCAACTGTCTTGCCAACATAGTTTGTACATTTTGTTCATACAACTCTATTGCCAATTCTTTTTTACTTTTCATTCCTTTTAAAACTTATAAATTAAATCCATTATCATATTTATCTACTGGTCTTTCAAAAACTATCTCTTTACTTCTATCAAGTCCTTTCAAACTCTGTAATTCCTTAGCATATAATGCATAGAAGTTTTGTTCTTGAGCTGAAAATGGTACTGGAATCTCCTGATTACTCTTCCACTCCATTGAAAGTGCTAATGCAAACAACTCCTGCATTGGCTCTGGAATACCATAAAGATCAAACTCAACATCTTCATCCGAACCAACAACAGGAATTGAAGCTAATGTTGCACTGAAAGAGTATGCCCATATCTTTAATCCATCACTAACTGCATTCTCAATTTTACCAGTAAGAAGGAATAACGACCCCCTGAATATCTCATATCCTGCAACACCCTCATTATTATTAAATCTCTGGAGTATCCTATCTTCCTCAAATGGAATCTTTATGTCATTTAAATCATAATGCTTTAATCTAATCCAATCTACACCATTGAGCTTTGCAGAAACATACTTTAATCTAGGAATCATGTCAGAAGGGAGATTATATTCTCTTGTTAGATAAGTTTCCCCACCATCAGTATATGTACCAGTACCTGTTGCTCTTAAATCTCTAAACTCTACCGAACCCAGATAATCTTCATTGACTTCTTCAATATCAACTTGAAACTGTGGAAGTTTAGACTTGATATACAAAAGCATATCAGAATCAGGAAATGTAATTGCATTAGTCTTAGACTTCTTTCTTGCTAGACTACATATATCTGTTATTCTCATACTTATATTGTAGCACAAATTAAATAAACTTTGTGCTTTTACATACCAATCTTACTTTAGACCTAAAGCTGCTTTTGTTTCTTCATCTCTATCTGCTCTTATTCCTCTTCCACCTCTTTGATTTGGAATGTCATTTCCAGCTTCTTTCTCTGCATTTTGATACCTTCTAAACATACTAGAAACAATATCCGGAACAAGAACTGCAACTCCTCTAGGAACTTGAGCTACTGCACCATTTATTTTAACTTCCTCTATGTATCCACTCTTCATTCCATCTTCAACTTCCCATGTGTCAATAACCTTTGGTCTTGCATTAAGAATCTCTGCAAACCTTTCACTATTGGGGACTGTACTCTTTCTAAAGTATACCTCAACTATATTCCTATCTCCCATAAGCTCTTTTAAAAGCTCTTTCTTCATTGCTTCTCTCTCACTTTGAGAAACAGGTTTGCTAAGCTCTTTTACAAGCTCTTCTTTTTCCTCTGCAGGAATTGCTGTATTAGTTGTTTTTGCCATACTAATTATTTAATTAAATTAACTTAATATAATATAAACCATATTTAATACAATATCAACTATAAACACAGAGAGAGCTTTCGCTCTCTCCGTGCAGGAATGTAAGAATTTTGGGTATGCAAAAACATTTCTGTCTTTACATGTTATCATCTGCTTCTTACAGCAGTTCATAACCTTATTAGGCTATAGCTTCAAACACATCCAACTTATTTGTATAAGTATCTGTTATATGTGCTGAATCAAGATCATCTGTTGTTGCATTAAATATTGCATCTGCATTTACAACAATCTTTACTTCTCCTATCTTCATACCACCAGAAGGAGTTGCAGGACATACTGCTCCTATACCACCAGCTGTTGCTGTACCTTTGAGAATCTTAATTGTGTTAGTTGCATCTAAATAAACATTATATACAGCTCCTGTACTTTTTGCTAAGTCATCTGTTGTTGCTGTAAATGCTGTTTCTGTACTTGCTATTAAAGATATAACTCCATCTCTCATTACACTAAATGCACTATTCTTTACTTTCTTCTTACTTGAAGAACCTATTGCTAGTGTTGGATTACCAAGAATCTTATCATTGTTTACTACATTCAAGTCCTCTTCTATATCATCCAATAATGCTTTGAAGTTGGCACTATACATATAATCTTCTTGACCAAAGCTGGAAAGTGAGAAATCTGCTGTTGCTACTAAATCTGTTTTATTGGTATATGTATCTGTTACTGTTGCTGCATCAAGGTCTGTTGTAGTTGCATCAAACAATGCACCAGCAGTCGCTACCTTAACTTCACCAAGTTTCAATTTACCTGCTGGAGTTGCTGGGCATACTGCATCTTCTGCACTACCAAGAATCTTTACTGTAGAACCATCAAGATATACATTGTAATTCTTGAAGTGTCCATCTGTAATGTCATGAGTTGTAGCTGTAAATGCTACCTCTCCACCTGCTATTGTTGTTATTACTCCATTGAGAATATATGAAAATGTATCATGTTTAATCTTCTTTTTACTTGAAGTACCAATTGCAAGATTAGGATTTGAAACAAGTCTTGGTACATCTTTGTTTGCCACTATCTCTATCATATCTGTTAGTAACCCTTGAAGATTATCATGATATAACCAATGCTTGTCTGAGTAGTCTGTTAAAGCTATAGGAACATCTGTTTTATTTGTATAAGTAACTGTCAAAGTTGCTGCATCAAGCTCTGTTGTAGATGCATCAAAGATTGCAGCACCTGATGTTACAATCTTAACCTCACCAATCTTTAATCCACCAGCAGGAGTTGTTGGGCATACTGCACCAGTACCACCTGTTGTTGCTGTACCTTTGAGAATCTTTATTGTATTAGTTGAGTCAAGATATACTAGATAAACTGCTCCTGTACTTTTTGCTAAGTCATCTGTAGTTGCTGTAAATGCTGTTTCAGCACTTGCTATTGTTGATATCGCACCATCTCTAACAACAGTAAAAGCTCCATTTAAAACCTTAGCTTTAGAACTTGAACCAATTGCTAGTGCTGGAGATCCTACTATTGCTATACCACCCTGATTATTTACTTGGGCTATAATGTCATTGATAACCTGCTTAAGGTTAGCATTGTACATTACATCTTTACTTGTATAAGACATAATATTTATCTTTTAAATTTAGTTTTTGGGTATTTATCATACCATTGGTATACCTATAACCCTAAGGTACTACTTGTTTTCTTTTACAGGTACAAGTAGTAAAACCTATCAAACACTAAAACCTACAATTAGACTATTGCATGTTCTATTCTAATCATCCATGACTGATTCAAAATCTTTGTAACATGGTTTGCTTTCCATCCAACTGTACCTCTTTGCTTTAAAGGATCTGCACTACCGGATGAACCAAGCTCTGTAATGTATGTCTGCATTGCATGTCCAGAGATACTTGTTACACCATATGCATCTTTACCAAAAATCAATGTACAATATACATCAATCCCAAGATTTCCCGCTCCCTCTTTAACATATCCTTGAGTAGATTCAACAAATCTTACTCTATCATATTTACCAACCTCATTAGGCATAACATCTGCTTTGTTTGCATATTGCTCTACAGGAACAAAACCTGAGATTGCTCTTAGATTTACTACTGTATTAGGATGGACAATACCTACAAAACATGGGGCTACTGGAGATGTTAAGTAACCAGCATCTGGGGATACAAAGTTAGTTATATATTTAGCATTTGCACTTCTCAATGTTGAGATTGCTGTGTTCAATATAACTGCTTCCAATACATCTGTTGCAGAAACATCAGATGTCTGAGCATTTACTTTAGGAGATGATGCATCTGCATAAAGTACATTCGTACCCAGTACAAGAATGTTTCTTGCTATTGTATCTATTGATAATCCTGCTTGTTCACCGAGAACTTCTGTCAATTCTGTTAGAACTGGATCGGGAGATTCAATAGTTACCTTATCAGTGTATGTGATGTAATCACCATACCAAAGAGCAGTAGCAGTTATATCTGTTACTGATGGATTCTTACCAGCAGGAGTTTCACCTTCAATTAAAGGTGTAATGTTTGCTGTTAAAGCACCATACTTTCTAAACTTAATCTTATCCGTCCCACCAACTGGGATATTTTTTACCTGTCCAAAGTTTGTATGGACAAGATAAGGCTTCTCTCTTTCAAGTAACAATCTATCATAATAGTTGTTAATTGCATGAGGAATTGTTGTTACTGATGCACTCATCTTATTAAAAAATAAAATTTAAATAACTAATAAAACAAAAAAACCTAGAACAAAAATCATAAATGACTCTTGTGCTAGGTTATTCCTTTGCTTATTAAGTTGTAATTATATATTAGAGTATATTACCTATATTGTCAAGCACTATTCTTAACACTATTTACAAACTTCTCAAAATCGCTTGTACTCATTGCATTAAAATCAGTAGAACTAGCTTCTGTTCTTCCAAGACTTGAACCCCCAATCTTTGTTTTTAATGCAACACCTGCATCCTCAATACCACTCTTTCTTCCAATCTCTATCCACTCTGCTGGACTTTTAATGTTTCTAATTGCAAACTCAATTGGATCTTTATGACCCCTTACAATAGCTTTTGCTGCTATATCTGCAATCTCATCAGCCCAGTCTGCATACATTGGATTCTCTTTAATAAGTTTTGCAACATCCTTTTGAGCTTGTACTGTTGCTTTCACTTCCTCTAACTCAATTAAAGACTTATCTACTTTCTGCTCTTTCTCTACCTTCTCTTCTTTCTCATCTTTTCCTTCCTTTGCTTCTTTCTCTTCTTTTACTTCCTCTTCACTATCATCAGACACATCTGCAAATGGATTAAAATAATCCTCTGCATTTTCATCTGTAGTATTATCAGTAGAAGTCTGCTCATCTGCATCTTCTTTCTGATCTGTAAGTTTTTCTTTTACTTCTTCTGTCATAACTAAAATAATAAAAAATTATTTAATATATCTCTGATGGTACTTCTTTATCTTCTATCTCCGAAATATCCTTGATAAAAGTTTCCGGCATACCAACAAGCTCTTTTATATAATACAATCTAATCCTGATTTTTTGCAACTCTTCAAAACTTATCTCTTTGTTTATATTATCCATCTGCAACTGCAATCCCTTTTCCTCCTGCTTCAAATACATACAGAGTATCTTCCAACCATCACTCTCAACAAGCTCTTTTAATTTATGAACAATATCATTCCTACCATTTTTTGTCATTATTGCTTGTGTATATTCTTCAATTGTCATCTCTTTCATTCTTTTATATATTTAAGTTAGTTACTCTTTTGGAAGTGGCATTACAGGTGTACTTCCCTGTGGAGCTATCTGCTCTTCACCCATTCCAAGCTCATTTTGATCTGGATTAAGTGCTGGATTTATCTGCTCCATTTTTAGAGCTTTGATATGTAACATTATATGATTGTCCTTAATCTTTGAATCTTTTGCTTCCTTGTGAACCCTTATATGCACCCTGTGATTATCATTCTCTAAGAATGGAGGTATCTCTCCTCTGTCCATCATGTCATTTTGTTCCTTTGCAATAACTTCATCTCTCGTTGGGGGAAGTATATTGTCAATTTCATCTTTATCCATACTAATAAGATGCATACCGTATTTAAGCCCTGCTCTCTTGTCTG